AGTAACTCGGTGGTCTTTTTCTGGGTTTTCTGACATTTTCTGAGACATATCACGGCGACCCTATAGGCCGCGTGCGCTAACAACGCACCTAAATAACGTGATCAGCGCCGTCGGGTTTTCCCTCGCACGGGCTTTTTCTTAGATTTTGGGGTCATCAACCTGACAGATCGAACCGAGCCGCGGGACCCGACGCTAGAACCACGCCGCACTACAACTTGCTGGCGCGAAGCGAGGTCAGGATGAGGTCCGGGCGGATTGCTTCCGAGTGAGAGCGTGTGTCTAACCATTCGCTCTCCCAAGCCCAGAAGTGGCACGACGCGCTTAGCCACAGGCCAGATCTTAGCAACAACTCCCCCGATCGTCGACAACAGCGTGCCAAGGCTGTTATACGACGCGGGGAATGAAGTGCCGAGTTCATGGCAAATGGCATAGTAGGCATCAAGTGCCATCGGGCTTGACTTAGCCGGGGGTTGCATAAACTGCCGTCCCGGGGCATCGAAACGTGGCACCATCTCGAGTCCTGTGTACAACTTGACAGTCACGCTGGCCTGGAGCGAGAGCCCCCGGAACAGCACGACGCCATGGTTGACATTATCGAAGGCGGTGTTGAATTGGTCCGAATACCCAGGGCCGGTGAAGCTAACCCCGGAATAGCCTCTGGTGCTATTGAAACCCCCACCGCACATATTCGTCAATTGAGCAGGAAGTGTGGGCATGAGAACATTGACGTTGGATGCTGATGCGACCAGCACCACTGTGCCAGCGGGTGAAGTTGGGGGGTTGCGATACACTTTCCCCAGTGCTGTCTCACCGAAAGCGAAAGGCTGCGTCGGCCCCGTCAGCCGCAAGGGCTGATAGCACCCATCGCGCGCAGGCGCGGTGTATGCTTTGGGATCAAGGAGCAGCATCTCATTCTCTCGGAAGGGAACTGAGGTCACGTACCGATTGAACAGGGCGTAATTCCCTATTCCCCCCGGCCCGCGGGCATTGAGGTCAGTGTCCGGGCCCGACACAGAACACGGTGCCGGGAATTGCCCAGCGAACACCGTGCCCTGATCGTTCAACGAACTGGCTGTGAGGTAAAGCGTCATAGAGGCATACACAGTGCGGTATGAAAACGGCAGCGATGACGAACCAAGGATCGCTTGAGTCCAATTCACTGGTGCTGGCAAAATGGCTGCATAGATGAAATCGGGCGCTTGGGCCAGAGGCTGCAACGTCAGCAGCCCCTGGCCACGAATGGTGGAAGCAGGGAAGGCGGCAAAATCCGTACCAGCATCCCCTGCAAACCACTGAAGTGGCGCACGATCACCCGGCAGCCGCCAGACCAGGAGATCCCAAGTGGCGGTCGTCACCGATGCCGGAGCTGAGACAATCGTCTGATCTCGAAACTCAGGCCGCACCATGTTGACGTAAGTCTCGTCGGGCAAGCCCGGCGCTGTAGACACAGACGGGGGATGGAGGCATTTCACAAGCCACTCCATTGCCGCCTTGTCGATCCCAACACTCTCCAGGCGCCGCGCAAGGTCGGCGGCGTAAGGACTCCCGTCGAGGGTGGTAGGACGTTGGGAAGAAGATGACATGCCAGTAATAAGGTCGGCGAACCTAACAGCTAACAGCCAAGTCAGGTTCATTATCCGGCCCCAGCAGCGATGGGGCGCGCGAGCACGTCGGCAAGATCGACATCGCACACGCGCTCCGCCAAAGGGTGCTGGAAAAGGCACTTAGTGCTTCCTAGTCCACGTAGGTACTTGCCAAGTTCGTCCAACTCACTCGGTGTGAGGTGATATTTCGCACACAGGTCGTCAGCGGTTGCGCTATTAGGCGCGGCGCCGCCAAAATTCGCGACCCACATGTGATAGTCACGTGGCAGAGGGGCCACAGCACCTTCGTCACACACGAGGAAGTCAGAGTACAAGGGCACGTCGCCCACGGCAGCACGCAAACCAAGCACGACTCCCCGCCGATACTCCGCCTCACGACGGCGCGAGGGGGGGGAACACGTCCACCACAGACGTGCGAGAAGGCGCCCTAACTTCGGCGCAAAGATGAAACCGTCTCCACCACGCAACCAACACCCAGAGATAAACGACACATCGAGGTATGAGTCAAACACTCGACCCTCGGGTTTAATCCCAAACTCCGCCTCCATAGCAAGCACCCTTGAGAGGTCAGTACCGCCTTCGACGGCGACCAACAAATCGTCGCCGACGACGATGACCTCCGCCGCGATGCCGAGTTCCGCAAGAACTTCTATAGCAATGGAAGCGTTGATAATG